TCAGACTTTTGTTGCTCTTTCATAGTAATAGCATCTGAGTTTTGAACTGTAACAGTATAATTGAGAGGTCTTTTAGATTTTTCCCCTAGAAGAAGATCAATTATGGGTTTGATAATGGGGTAATTACGCATTTCAGAAGGAAAGTTCTTACGGGATTTTCCGTAAGGTTTTAGTACGTAATTATAATCAGCCTCGTCAATTACACCGTTATAGTAATCATATAATATTTTTAAATCGTCCTTTTGCTTAGAGTGACTAGAGCCAGAACTAGAGAGATCTATAAATGCTTCTACACATTCTTCTCCCCACTTTTTATTTTTTTTAGTAATCGAAAGCTTTTGCCTCGGTATTTTATCGTATCCCATAATTTACAAATTTAATAATTTTTAACCCTTGTTTTTACCATAATACTAATTACCAGAGTAGTATTATAAATATACCACTACAAATAATTACATATATCGTATAAACTATATTTTAGCGTCAGCTCTTCTCCTGCCTCTACTTTACGTAATGTTTTTATTATTTTATAATGATAATCTTCGTCTTTATCTAGTAATTCACAGTTAGCATCCTCATTGTGGTTAAGAAATCCACCTAATGGGGTCCTAATGTAATTGTGTTGAAAATTTGGATCATAAATGTGTGTAATACCTATAACAACCTCTCCCGGAATATCTTCTTTTGCTAGGATCCCTGCTCCATGTATATTTGATGGTCCAATCGCCAAGTATTCTGGTAGAGGGTTATAAGGTTCACAATCTTTTTTCTTATTCATATTAATAATAGTTTTGTTCGAACCACTTATCTGTAGCTCTGTCTTCTAATATATCTTTAACTTCAGCATTATAGAGTTCCCTTGTGTGATACATCCCAATCATTAATGACATTACACGGTCAAAGTTACCACTATGATTAAACTTAATTAATTCTGTTAGCAAAGCCGGATCATAGATTTTATGTAAATTTAATAATTTTTTTCCCGTATCATCAGTACTCCTAACTGTATTTAGCCAGTCTCTTATATATATCTCACCTTGACGCTTCCTTGCTTCTGTCATATGCATCCCATATTGACGTTTTACGTTCTTACTCCTTAATTCTTTTTTGTCTAACATCTCAAACTCTTCTTGTAGTTTATGCATCTTTCTAAATCGTTTTGCATAAGCTATTACTTCTCCCCTATCATTCTCAAAGCCAATTTTACAACCATAATAGTCTGCTAACATAAACAAATTTCTGTTATAATCATCTTGCGTGTGTGGTCTCCCTACATATGACGCTACAATTATATCATCTGGTTGAGATACATTATTAGGTCTTTTTAAAACATATGCTGATCCTAAAGACATAGAATCTGCAGATTGATTTTGACCATAAGGGTCATGGCAAATTACATATAGATTTAATGGTACTTGTTGCTCTTGATTTTTATATGGGGCTTCATATATTACAACTGCCCCTGTTTTATCATCATCTTTTCTATGTGGGTATTTAGTTATAGGTTTTAAATCCCCATCTATTTTAAATTTAACTTTTCCGTCTTTATCATGATAAAAATTACCTGCTGTACCTATTGCTTGTAAATTTCTAGCTTTTACATTATTATATTGTTCTTGTAATGACGCAATATCAAATAAATTAGCTGTTACTTGTAATGTTGCTTCTTGAGGTGAGAAGGGATGCTCAGCTATATATTGGTCTAAAGATTTTGCATCTGCAGCACCCTTTTTCTTCTCCCTCATTTGTTCTTCATATTCTATAGCATCTTGTTGCATAGAATTACCATTATCATCTATAAATCCATCTAAATTCTTTTGTATTGGGATAAAATACCCACATCTTGTACCCATTGCACCCTCATCCCATATGTTTTCATAATCCATACAATCATATGCTGCTGGATTATAAAATATTTCTTCCATAGCCTCAAAATCAGATCCTTCTGTACCACCTGTACCAAAAGCTACCATCATACCTAATGTTTTAGCACCTTGTCTCATTGTTGGCATTGTTACCTCCCATGCTTTTAATAATCCTGGAAATGATCCTGCTTCTTCAAAGAAAACTAGCTCACCTGCCTTACCCCTTACTTTATCTGGGTTATCTTTTAGTGATACCCCTATTATTTGAGACTTCATACCCATCTCTATCTCCATTCCGTTTACTTTCTTCTTATATCCAGACATTTTATGCATCTCTCTGTCTCTTAGTCTAGGTTGAGCCCATGCAGTATGGTCATCTATAAAAGATAAAAACTCCCAAGCTTTTGAGAGTAGTCCATCACCAATTAAAAATTCTTTAGAGGATGCAAATACAAAGTTTTTACTATTCCTAACAAAAAAATAGTTTCTAGCAAGCATAGATCCTGCTTTGTAAGAGTATCCCTTACGTCTTGCTTTTAAAACTATCATATGTTTATTCTGTGCTCTAGCTTTATCTATTTCATGGAAGTATTCATAGTCTCCATCATAAAATCTAGGAAATGTACGCTCACGTCTAGCTTGTAATGTACCATCTGGCATTAATTCATCTACAGCTCGATCAATAGGACAATAATTTAAGTAGAAATAGTGAAATCCAGTAATATGTAAGTCATCTACTTTATAACCATACATACATCGCTTGTGCTCTTCATCCCAAAACTCATAATACTCTCTTGTTCCAGGAAGAGCAGATGTATAGTGACCACTAGCTATAAATTTAAGGGCTCCCGGCCTGACTTTGTCTGTTTCTTTAAGCATTTATCTTTTATCTTAACTAAATGAGCACATTTCTCGTATTCTTCTGTACTTGTAAAATATTCTATTACAACATCTATTACATCTGGACTTCTGCCATCAGTTTGCAAAGGATCAAAAGGCAAAGGGAAATCTTCTAGTTCATCCTCTTCTAAATTTTAATAAATGTCATCTAAAGTCTTACGTTTAGTTATAAGTAGATAAGCATTTTGCATTGCTCGTTCATAAAGCTCTAAATCTTCTAAAAAATCCATTACATACTATATTTGTTTACTTCAATTCCTCCTCTATTAGTATTAGCGGCTTGTTCTTCTTTTTTAACTATCTCTTCTAAGTTTCTAAGTCCATCTACTACTTTACCCATTTTTTCTAAGTTACTAATTAAATCTTTTGCGTGAAAAATAGGTCTACCATTGTCATCTGCTAAAGTTAAGTCTATATCTCTTAGATACTTTTCTAATTTTATAACAGATTCTCTTGCCGCTCTTAATAATCTAACAGCTGAGGTTTCAATTAACTTATCATACTTTTTACAAGCTGCTAATACTTTTGCACTTGGTTTAAAGTCTTTCTTTTCTCCAAATATACTATTTTTTACTTCAATCAAACGTTGTTCCCAAGCGTATACAGAAAAAGGTGATTTATGATCTGTAGTAAAATAAACAAAAGCTAATTCTTTTTCACTTAAGTCTTTAAACTCAATTACAGTTAAAGCATACGCACTAGGCATAGCTTTATTATCTATTATGTGAATTAAATCATCCCTTAGACTCATCTTTTAATTTATTTATATATTCTACCCGTTTAGATTTTACAGAAAATTTACCAAAGTATGGTAATCGTATCATTTCAAATTTTCCTTGCTTCATTATCTTTTCTACAAACTTAAACTGATGGTTTACTATTTCTTCTACCTTTTTTAGGGGTAAATTGTATTTAGTTGCTAGCGTTTGTATTATCGCCTTCTTGTCTTTCGCCATCTAATATTTGTTCTTTCCATCTTGTTGGTTTATCTGGACATGTAGTTGTTTTCCATTTTGCTTTATGTTCTAATAAGCATCCACATAATCCACATCTCATTTTTTCTCTAATTAAATGCTCACAACTATCACAAGCTTCTAATCTTTGTACATAATCCTCTGTTGTTACATTTGGAGCACCTTCTGCTATATATGTTTTTAATTCTCTTGCAAAAGAGCTAATCATATTGAATAAATTAGGAGTTTTTTGCTCTGAATTATTCATAATAATTTATTTTTATAGTTAAGCAGTTCCCCATTGTATCTTGTAGAATTATAATCTCCATATCTTCTATTTCAAAATATGATGGTACTATTTGGTCAAATATCTTCATTATTATTTATTTATTGTTATCTCTACAGAAGATGTATTAGGATTTAGTAAATTATTTAATTTATACTTAGAATCTTTTTTAGATACTACTCCTTTATCTTTAAATCTCTTAATATAATTGTTTAAAGTGTTGTAATCCTTAATACCTACTATTCTTGCTACTTCTTTTTTGTTCCTTACACTACAAAAGTTGTCTTCTTCTGTAATTATCTGTACATCTATAAATGCAGATAGTATTTGTAGTCCTTTTTCTGTTAAATTAAAAATACCATTCCACAATTGTACGTATTTATACGTAGTATCTATAGTTACTGTTATTTTTCTTTTCATTTTTTCTTAATTTTTGCAATACCATCTGCTATTTCAATAATAGATGTTCTAGATTGCTTGTTAAACTCTACTATATAAGGTTCTATTTCTGAACGGCTACTCATAAAAGACAAAAACACCTGTAATTCTTTTATTAACAGTTCTGTATTCTCCCTTAATTCTGCAGTTTTTTTAGCTGAGTCTACTAAACTATGGTAATCTTCTAAACTTAGAGTAACCTGTCCTGTTACCACTTACCTAATATTTGGTGTTCTGAAATAACTAAGTATAACTCACCATCTATCTCTGTTCTTGCAGCTTCTGATCTAGGATCTACCATTACAATGTCTCCTTTTTCTACAAAGTTACAATGAGGCCCAACAGCAAGCGCCTCCAAAACGTTTGATCGCTTTGCATTTTCCTTAGCTGTAGTTTCATCTAAGATTATTCCTGATTCTGTTTGTGTAATTACTGGGTCCGGAAGGACTATCCAGCTTCCGCTTGGTTTAAAATTCATATCTATATATTTTTATGCAAATATATAAACAATTTTTTTACATTTCCAAACATCTGTGAAGAAAATATATTTCTCCCCCTTGAGGATTCTATTTCAAGTTGTGATTTCACTCTAGCAGTGCTCCGTTTTACGGGACCCAAGGATACTAAAACTGGTGTTAATTCACCGCACTTACCTGTGTGCATTGTATCCTAACTAGAGCTTATACGTTAACTCTTTTGCAACTACCGGAGAAAACTCTATCTCTATTTGAGACTACAATCCGATGTCTTTTCCCTTTTTTGGTTACCGAGGGATGAATAATGTTGCGGTGCAAAGATATAAAAACTTTAAATAAAAAAATAAAAAATAAAAAAAATTTTTTTTAACAGGTTTTGTGAACGTGTGAACCAACACACTCAACGACCCCTTCTATGCTACGCACTTAAAACACCCCGTATTGGGTTGTTGGTGTTAATACATATTTGCGTTATGGAAACTAATTTAATTACAGCTACACTGCACTACTTCTCTAAGTCTAGAAAATCTGCATTCATTACTACTGCGTCTAATCCATTCTCTATGGATAGCGTTGCCGGTTATGTGAATGCTAGTAGTATTCAAGATTTACAACCAGATGATACGTTTGATATTCCACAGGGATTCAAGCTAAAGCCTATGATAGATGAGGATGGCACTCCATTTACCACTAAGAATGGTGAAGTCCGCATGAAGTTTGTGTGGTAGTAGTAAGGGACTTTGTCCCTTTTTGGTGGCACATTCAAAACGATCACCAAAACAATCAAAAACTCTTGCTATCTTACGGTGTAAGTGTGCAAGCTAACACTCATACACATCATTTAGCACTCATTGCACAACTAAACTAATTAATCACATAACATAATATAACACTATGACAGATGAAGAGTATTACCACGAACCATCGTGGAGAATTATTATGTCTCAAGGTCAAGGCATAAAACAAGTATTAAAGTATGAAGATAAAGACCTTGCAGCATGCATACTATGTAAGTTACAAATTGCATTAGAAGAATGTAAAGACAAAGAGTTTGTTAACCAGTTTAAACGCGGGTTAACTTTCTAATAACTAAGGATAGGTTTTTTATAATTACAACTAACGTTGTGTTTTCATAATAACTTGTTTGCCTATCCTTAGTTACAACATAAAAAGACTCATAAACTCTGCTTATTATTACTACTTCGATAGATGATAGGAGCATGATAAGAGTCTTTTAACTACAAAAGGTCACGATAATACCTCAAATTATCATAATAATAAACCAAATTAAAACCAATTTAAACATGGCAAATCAATTAAACAGTGGTAGTCTAAGCACTTTAAACATAGACGATGTATTATTAACGCACGTAGAAAAGAGTGCAAATGGTGGCTTTAGAGCTGAGTTTGTGCAAAACATTAATCGTGGTGGTGACACCTCAGATGATGTCTTAGCTATGATGAATGCTAGTGACCCAAGATTCCAAAGAGGTAGTAAAACATACACATGGACAAGAGCTACACTTTCAGATCTTGAGACATTACTTGCTATTCCAGGACTTGACATTGAGAATTCAGACTTTGTAACTATCACTAGTAAATCAGGTAAAGTTAGAGAAGTAACAAACTTAAATATTCTTAATCCTGAGTTCAATGGTAAGAAACTTAGCGTACAGATTACAGAGACAACAGAACCAACTGACTGGCAAAAAGATAATGATACAGGATATAAAGTTAATCCTGCAACTAGTGAAGTATTGACTAAAGATGGTAAGAATATCTATAGAAATACTAAGATGGTTTTAGGTGAGCCTACTCATACTTATGTTCAACATGATAGAGTTGAAGTAAAGATAGAAGAGGCAATCACGGCTAAAGCTGAGCTAGAGATGATGTAAGATAAACAGATAACGCAATCTGTGTATTAGTATGAGATAATGGGAGACAAAACAAAACAATCGACAAAAGATACTGCGCGCGGTGTCCTAGTAACAACGGAGCAAGAGAGCCTACTGTTTCCCATTGTCTTATACATAACTTAAAATAAGTTTATGACAAAAAGATATGATAGAACGATACCGCGTATTATAAAACGTACAGCGGTAAATGAAGAGATTATTTTTCAGGGAAAGAAAATAATACGAGAGAAAATAATTAAAACGTTTGATATACCTAAGATTATAAATGAGGATTTAACATTTCAGTTACAGTTTGGATTTCATCCAGGCATACCTAATAGAAATTTAAAATCAAGTGGTATTGAAGAACATTTTATTGATATAAATAAATAAAACAGCAAAGGGAAGATTGCAAGCTTCCTTAGAGTTAGAACCAAGTATAATAGTGAGAAAATAAGCTATCTTGGTGTTGGTTAGACATCTAGTCGTAGGATTACTTATAAATGTAAGTAGTTTCATTTACTTAGCAGTAAAAACCAACAAGAATTCATATAACAATAACAATAATCTATTGTTTTATGACACAAGACTATCATAATAGCTTACGCCATTAAGTTTAGATAGTATATTATATTCATAGTGGAATGTTAAATGCACAGTGATGTGTGATAACAAGAGTTGAATCTTATAATATGTGTCGAGAGTTACGGTGTGAAAACCAGTGGTTGAATTCTGCAGTTGATAACTGCCTAACTTGTGCTTAATGTAGCCAAAGACGGTCACAAGCCCGTATAAATACAGAGTGAGCACATAAATATTAACTAAACAAAATTAAAATTATGGAAACATTTTTTATAGTACTATGTATGCTAACATCATATGTATTTGGTGTAGTATCAGGAGTAATAATGATGAAAAAAACAACTAGATCTCACGAACAATGGCGTGATGAAATGATACAAGCACAGCAATTAGCTAAGACTCGTAGGAATAAAGTATCAAATGAAGAAGACGAAGCTTGGAAACCAAAGATTATAGATAAGAAGGTTGATGTATCTAAAGCACCTTTTAGTAAAGGTAACTTATCTTGGAAAGAATCTGTTTATAAACAAGCATAGATATGGAGGAGACAACACAAGTAATAATTAATATCGCAGAGGTAAAAATATTATGGTTCATATTTGGAGGCATAATAGGATTTGTTCTTTGCGAGATAAAACATAGACAATAATGGGACAAATGAAATGGGTTCATTCTTTGATAGAAGAAGGACGAGAACATGAATTTAAGTTAGCATATGAGACTGCTCTTATAAAGAAATTGCTTATCTTTAAGTTCGACAATATAAACATTGATATTATAAAAGCAGGTGCTGCAATTAAGATAATTAATGATTATAATAAACAATTAGATGAGATGGCAGACCAAGAGATAGCAGAAAGAATTTATTGGATAGAAGTAGAAAATAAATTAAACTCATGATACATTTAGTAGATGGTTCATCAAAAACTGTACCTTCCCCGCATTATCAGTCAGCAATGATTGATGATGTGGTAAGGTATTGTCAAGATAAAACAATACTTGGTGTAGACACAGAGACTGAGGGATTTGACTTTACTAGTAAGAAAATGATTATGTTTCAGATTGGTGATGCAAACCAGCAGTTTGTGATTGACACTAGGCTTGTAAGTATTGAGCCACTACGTAATATATTGGAGAGCAGAGACATTGTAAAGATATTTCATAACGCAAAGTTTGATTACAAGTTTATCAAGAGATGGAGTAATATATGCTGTGAAGGTGTGTATGATACATTTTTAGTTGAACGTGTGTTAAATTGTGGTAAGCTTAATTATGGGTATAGTCTTAAGGATGTATGCAAGAGATATTTAAATGTAGAGTTAAACAAAGATGTTCGTAATCAATTTGTAG